CCTATAGTAGATGGTAATGCATGGAAATTAGTTTCCAGCGAAATCACGTCATCAATTGAGTGAGTTGGTACTTCTAAGTGACAAGTTGCCATAGTTAGAAGTAAATGTGGTGTACCACTAGCTCCAATATCAAAAGCTAAACTAAATACATTTTGTATATCAGTTGTTGCTTCAATAATATCTTCGAATAGCTCTGCACTAGCATTTGTATCATTATCTAGATAACAAGTGAGACTACCCCCAATTGTTCTAGTTCCTGTTACATGTCCTAGAGGTTGATTAACTGTACCAAGAGTTTCGGGAGTCAGATAAGTAAGATTATTACTAAATGTTATATTCCCACCTGTTAAAGTGAGTACATAAGTTACTGAACTTCCAGAAGAATCTCCTGAGATAGTTAAATCAGAGAGTCTATTTCGAATAAAACCTGTGGTATTTGAAACACCTTCAGTAATTAATGAAGTTGACATTGTATAGTTCGTTCCATCAATTGCTGTAGTACCTGATTGACCACCTAGAGCTGCTTCTTCAGTTACGATTTTACCCATTCCTGACCAGTTAACAGTAGCGATACCATCAAGATCAAAATCAATACTTGCTTCATTTACTGAACAATCCTTGATTCTATAGATCTTTTGGTCTCCATCAGCATAATTTGATGCTGGGATACCACTAGAAGTTGCTACTTTTGCTCCACCGAATACAAACCATAGATCAAATACACCTACAGTAGCTTTATTAGAGTTACCTGGTGATATTGATAGATTACTTGTATCAGAAGTTAAAGCTCCATCTACAGTTTGGTCAAAAAACATTGCCCAAAGTGCTTCAGAAACCTCACAATGTTTTCCATCAGTTGCGGATCCTTTACCTGCTGTACCTAAAGTACCTCCTGCGGAGGTAAAAGGTGACATATAGGTAGAGAAGCTCCACTCTGCAGGGGCATATGAGTCATTGAACATTTGTCGTCCTCTAACACTTACACCGCCAGTCGATTGTGCTTGATTTAATGTAATTTCACTTGCGTTTGTAGCTTGAGAAAATGAAAAGCCATCTAGAACTGGAAGTTCGTAGAACATAGCTTTAGTACCTGCCGCTGAGGTGGGTACATGAGCGTAGACTTTCACATCTCTACTAAAATAATATGAAGTTGCCATTACGGTTCTCCTTTAGAAAATTATCCGTATTGCTTTTGCTGTTACGAATTCTTTTCTGCTTTGCCCTTAAGGGGCGGTTCACTCCCCTTGTGGGGAGGTGAACAAGATGAAGAAATTGCATTCTTCTTCATTCTTAGAACAATAAGTTCTAAGTCTTTGGATCATCATTTTAATATCTCGATCCCTGATATTGATAGTTGTTTCGGCTACTATCAAATCCGAAGTGCTACTAGATTCTTCTTCTCTACCATAACGCCAATTGGTGTTAGGTATGTAGGAAGATCGCCTTACTTTCCCTCAGAGTTATCACCGTCTTTTAATTTGTCGGTTTCTTCGTCTACTCTTTCAGAAACACCTTCTACAACTCCGGCTGAAGTATCAACTATAAAAGCACCTGTGTTAACCACATCAGTACCTACAGCTGTAACTAAATCAGAGGTTCCAGTGACCACAGTGTCTACTGCGTTGGATACTACTTCCGTTCCTGTTTCCCAGACCTGTGCAACGGTGCCACAGCCTGTTAATGCGATAGAAGCTAATAGTATAAATAATGTATGTTTCATTATATTCTCCTTAGTAACGTGCCTCAATTATCATTTCGCCGATGCCTAGAGGCGCGAGTACTCCTTCATCAGTATCTATTGAGAGTACTGTGAGCTGAATAATACCAGCATCGGTACCTAACTGTTTATAAGTTAGATTATTACTTGAATCTATTACAGTTTCTAAGTCCTCTAATAGTTCTTCAAGTTCTTCTATTGGGTCTTCCGCGTTAACGTAAGCCCTTATAGTTATAGTTAAAAATCTCCATTTTTGACCTCCACCATAATATTGTCTTGTTTCTGATCCTGCTGCCATATGAACTGCGGGATATTGTTCTATTTCGTCCCAAAATTTCATTCGGGTTTCAACATTTCCGTCTAATCTAGACTTATAACTACCAGATCCGTCAATGTTTTTAAATTCTGTTGCTAGAGCTGTTAATATAGCTCCCCTTCTTGTTGTATTTGCTCTTGACATTATAATCTCTGTGTTGTAAACTTAGTTATCATCATTTCTTGTGCTATCTCTCTTATAGTAGCGTCTATTAATACTCTTGGATCTCTATCTTTATTTGACCATCTTTTATCGCCTCTTGCTCCTGTTTCAAATACAGAATAAGGATCTTGATCATAAGTATACTGTATAGAAGGTAAAGTTCCTTTTTGAGTTACTTTTAAAACTCTAACACTATTTGCAAATTTTCCTGTAATATTTTCTAATGCTGGATATCCCATATTGTCTGTAATTTCTCGCTGTAATTTAGTATTTAAAAGATTCTGTAAAGCCATAGGACTTGAAAATTGACCTTTTGCATTTCTTAATTGAGCTTTAAATTTTGCTGAAGCAGCTTTAGTTGCTGACCTTTTGCTTCCTTCTAGTCTTACTTTCTTCTTTGTTTTTTCACTTGGTGCTCTTTTACTAATTTTATGATTAACTTTGTACTTTGGCGCTGCTTTACCTAATAGTTTTGCAGCAATAATATTTTGATACATTGCTTCTGCTGAAGGACTAGTTGGATCATCAACAAGCTTTTCATCTGCAATATTTAGTAGCCAAGCTTCTACATTCTTTTGAGCATCAAGTTCATATTGGTGTTCTTGAGCACTATTTAAACCTTTAGGAATAGGAATCATAACCTCATGATAAAGACCGTGATTATTTTTGTGTTCAGTAATTTCCTTTATTAAGCTATTATCTATTTTAAAAGCTTCTCTTGAATACTCTGTTTCTAAAAATCCTTGATGTGCTGAGTCTCCTTTAGAGGTAGTATCTCTAGCAGGTCCTTGAACTTTTGAACCTAAACCTCCTATTCCGCCCTCTAATTTATCAACTCCTCCTGTTCCATATTTAGCTAAATATATTTGGGCTTCTTCTACTGTTATTAGTCCAAATTCTACTCCTTTTCTAAGTTTTCCTAATAAAGCACTGGACTCAACATGTCCACCAACTAAAAAATCATCACCTGCTTTATCAAAAGAAGGTCTTTTAATCCCTTGCTGTTTTAATAAGTTACCTATAAATCTTCTAGAGCCTTCTACAAACTTTTTACCATTTACACCTGAACCTGGTCTAGCTGTCCAATAAAACACATATACATCTTGAATTAAAGATGCGCTTCTAAAACCAAAGTTACCTGATTTTTTTTCTACTTTATATTTATCATAATAACTTTTTAATAGTTTTTCATCAAACTCTGCACTTTCAGGGTAGTTAGCTTTATCGTAAAGAAAAGGTGGAAAAGCAACAGCAGCTTGATCAGCTGTATATTGAGCTAATATTGCTCCTAACTCTTTATCACCGCCAACTCCTTCTCCTTTTAATAATCTGGAGGTTTCTCTGGCGTTTTTAGTTACTTGTTTCTCAAATTGAGCTCTTGACATTTTATGTTACATCTATAATTTTGTACAAATCTAGTACACGCTTGATATGGTCGGGAAACCCAATATCAGTCCTAAGACTTGATGTTGGATCATTCTGAAGTGTTGCACCCTGCATCGATCTTCTTCCTTTATATTCTTCTTTAAGATAATAAGTAATCAAATCATAAACAGCTAATTGCAAATCTTGAGGACATTCAGTATAACCTGCGCGGTAGGTGGCTTTTACTGACGCGAAGCCTTTCGCGAAGTACTTAGTACTTGTTTCGCCGTCTATTCTATAAAGACGGTCATGTTCTGCATCTACATAATAGTCAGTATTTGCAGTTAGAGTAGTATAATCATCAGCGATTGACTCTCTTTCTTCTAGAGAAGCTACACTTAATAGTGGAGATTCTGTTAAAAATATTTCTGAGGTATAATTATCAGCAATATCAAAAATTTCTACTTTATCCTCGATTGCATAGTCTAATATAGCATTTGCTGTATAAGTTTTGACTAGTGCACTTACGGCAGGAATTAAAACATTTAATTGACTATCGTCTTTATTATGCTCTATCTTTTTGTAAGTTTTGTATTCTGCGAGTGTACATAGATCCATTTTGATATTTCCTTTAAAAAATCTGGGAGGCGATAACCTCCCAGATTACCCAGCTTTAAGACGCTTTGTATTGTAGTGCCCACTTAGAAGTAACACCATCGATAATATCGATGAAGCCTATTCTTTGTGAAGCCACAAGTACTCTGCGTTGGTTAGCAACTTCGTAGTCGCTTTCAATCGTCATTCCTCTGAGACGTCCCATTGCGAACATCTTAGGATTGACTGCTACTGCGTAATATTTACCAGTAGCGGGAGTAGCGAACTCATCACATAGAACAACTGGTGATCCGTAGACCATACCAACTGATCCTTTGACTTTAGATGCTAGTTCAGCACCAACTAAGTTGATGTCTTGGAACTCTGCATCGTCCATTAAGTTAAACCATTCTTGTTGGTTAACGATATAAACAACATCTGCTGCGTTAACACCATATTTGCCCATATTCTTACGTGCTGCTAATAGATTAGCTGCTGTAAGTGATTCACTTGCAAATGCAGTTGTTGATTGTGTTTTATCACTATCGCCTGATGCGAGAGTAACAAGACCATCAAAACATGCACCACTGGTACCAAAAGGTCCATCTGCAATGTTACCAACTAGAAGTCCAGCCTCGATGCTTCTAGCATGAGATCTGATCATTGATTCACGAATTAGAGGAAGAATTGGCATAATTGCATCTTCTTCAGTTTCGTTACCAAGATAACTTGTTGAGATAAGTTTTTTAGTTGAGAGAGATCTTTCCGTGAGATCAATACCACCCCAAGGAGTACCATAAGTATCTCCACGTTGGGCTAAGTTACCATGAGGACTTGTACCTGCAGTTGTCTGAGTCGACGCAAATTCTGCGTAACCAGCATCTGGTAGTACAGGCATGATCATAGTAGCGGCATTCATAGCAATTTCTCTAAACATAGGAGCGAGAATCAATTGATTTTGAATATCTCGTTCTACATTTGTTGAAACTTCTTGTTCGAAATCTGCTGAAGATACACCAACACCTGAATGAGCGTTAACTTTTTCCATTACGCCCTGCGCGAATTTTGTTTCGTATCCACGTCCAGTTGCTTTTCCTAGCATATATGCATCATCAATATCTTGTGCGAATTTCTCTTTCCAGTCAGTACTACCTTTAGTAGCAAAAACTCTTTTTGAGTCGCGGATATTAACAATTTCTTCAGATTTTTCGGCAAGTTCGGATTTCAGTTCTTCAACAACAGTTTCTAAGTTAGAATAGTCTTTAGAAACACGATCTTCCAGATCAGACATTAAACGCTCTGCTCCTTCAGTTCCTGCTTTGACTATGCTTTCAACTTCAGCTTTCTTCTCTTGAATTAGCGCATTTTGAGCTTCTGCTTCATCAGCGACTGCTTGAGCCTCTGCATCAGATTTAGCTTGCTTTTCAGCTTGTGCCATTGCTATTTCAGTCGCAGTTGTTTTAGCAACTTTTCTAGCAAATTCTTCAAGGTTGAAATCTTTTTCTTTTTGTTCTGACATTTCCGTTTCCTTGATTACAGTCTGATTGACTGTTTCTTCTGGTGAATCTATGTCACTAGACTGACCAGTAATTTTGACAAAGTCTTTCTTCCAATCCATATATTCGTTCTCTGAATCAAAAGATTTAGCTACAGAAAAAGTTGCGGCTTGATTAGCGGGTACTGATACCACACTAACTTCAAAAAGCTCTGCATCTTTTATACTGTAACCGTCGG